CAAACATTTGTGGTCGAATTCGGTCGAAACCGATTCGAGCAGAAGACCGTAGTCTTCCTTTTCAAGTTGCGTTTGAAGTTTAAGCGCCTTAAAGAGTAGACTACCTTCAAAGGTAGCTTTCTCTAAAAGTTTCTTGTTATCTCTAACAAGTTCATTAAACTTTGGAGAAGCTTTTATTAATCCTTTCAAATAGGAGACCATATTATTAGGGCTCATAGAGAGTACCCTGGTCACAAACTTCTTTATATCCTCCTTCGCAGGAGTGAGAGAGTCTGATTCTACTTGATTCAACCACACTGCCAAATCGTGCTCCCGGATAATGCTTGCAGGTATCGTTTCTAATGATTCCTGTAGCGACTTACGGCGAGAAGCCTCACGCATACTACGTCTATGTATTTTCAATAGACTCGTAATAATTTGTAGAGGTACACGACCATTCGGAGTGGAAACCTTATAAAGGCTACCACTAGAACGGAAACCGGAACCACCCATTTGTATCGGGAGATCCATTAGTTTCTCAAGCATCTTGGCCTCTTTGGGCCAATGCGTCTTTAACAACGCTGATGCTCTTTTCCTCTTTAGTTTAATGCCACTCAAATGCAATTTCTGCATAAGAGTTGGTACTAGGCGCACATCTTCCAAAGATTTGCTAAGCAAATTCAGAGGTAATGGCGATATGTCAATGCCTTTGTACACGAGCTTTTTAGCAAACTCGCCACTAGAAGGGGACTTCGTTCCTTTTCCAGAAATATGTGATTTCTGAAGATTTATCTTCATTCCCAATTCCTTGGCAAGAGTGATATAGCTATTGGCGACCTTACGGTCACTAACTATTATGTCATCACCAAGAATTCGGTATCTGCCAAACATTTGTTTTCGTTTGGTGGAGTAGTAACCCGACCGATATGCCGCCCAATGGACGAGCATATGGTGGCTTAAAGCCATCGCGGCCCATGAGCTTAGGAAGCCCATAGGTTGACCGGTTTTATACGTAATGTATTTACTATCCTCACATATTAGACTTTTGTCTCTCGACAAGGGTCCCAGTGGATTGATAAACTGTGCGCCTCGCATACAGGATTGCCAATATTTTGCAATCTGCGGGCCAAACACACGTTCAAGGACCATTCCTTGAATCTCTAATGGGAATAGATCGGTACAAGCCGATTGGTCCAATGACGCGCAGTACGCGCCATCCTTGGTCCATTCCATTAAAGACTGAATACCCTTTTCTTGTTCGAAGGTACAATCCTCACGGATTTCCCGGATGACTTTGAAAAGAGCCAAGTGAAGAGGTTTCATAGTCCGATCTGACACATAGTCAGTGGTGGCTATTACTCGCACCTTCCCCCCCTTTTCGGAGAGTAACCCGAATTTCGAGTTGACTTGAAGTTCTTGAAGCTC